GGCGCCCCCGCTGTCGGGTGGGGGGGCCGTCTTTTTTGCCTGCTGGATATAAACGTATGTGAATATGATACGGAAAAATAATTTTGAAAATTAACGAAAACATATTGACATAGGTAGGTAACGCAGTATAATAAAGTTACAAATTAACCAACCGGCTAATCAGAAAGGAACGGAGAACATGAAACGCAAATCTGACATCGTGCGCGAGGCTGTGGCTGCGGGCAACTTCAAAGAGGCCCTGCGGATTGCAAAGGGCTTCCGCATCAACATCACAGCGGAGCAGAGAGATACGATGTGCAGAGCCTATGAGTGCATTGTTCATCCTGACTTTTACCGGCAGCTCGGGACGGACATCCCGGCAGCCATCAGCGCCGGCGTTGAAATCGTCACTCAGATTTACGGATAAGGAGATCAGAGATGGGCAAGGCGTATTACTTCATCAAGCGGAGCGGCAACCGTGACCAGCGCGGCTCCGAATATGCGCACTGGTCGTTCAGCGCCGAGTACACCAGTAAGACGGCACTCAAAAAGGCGCACACGATTGGCCGCCAGTCGGTCAGGATGACGGACATCTACACGCCGCAGCAGCTTCTTCAGGAGTTCGGCATCGTCAAGGCCAAGCACATCATCGAAGAGGTTCTGCAGTATCAACCGGAGCTTTGCTCCAGAAAGGAAGCGTAAACATGGAAGACAAGAAGATCGTTGCTGACGGCATGGAGCTGATTCCGGTATGGCGCGTTCTCTATCAAGATGCGTGGATGAAGCGCAGCGGCCGCGGGTTCTGGATTTTGGAGAACATGGCAGAGGGATGGAAGGAAATGGGCTGGGTCAGCCGCCATACGTTCAAGAGCGAGCGGGCCGCAGTCAATGCCCTGAACGCGCTGATCCGCGAACGCAGCAAAGGCGCCCACACCCAGACGCAGATGTGTGGCGGCTTCGGCATCGACATTGTGATCGACGAGGACACCGCCAACGATATGCGTATCGTTGACTGGAAAATCCAGAAGCAGTACAAGACCCAATGGGAGCTGGTCGATGAAATGGAGGCGTCGGAATGAATAAGACTGCGGTGGAGCTGCTCCGCACGAACGCCAGCTACATCGACGCCTTGAAGGAGGCCATCGACCGCTGGGAGAAGTCCAACGACACAGAAGAGAAACGTGACCTGCTCGCCGCCATTGGTGAGATCGGCGTTGACGTACATAACCGTAACCGGCAGCTCGGCATCTTGTAGGAGGAAGCACAGATGAAGATAGCACAGGCGAGGAAGCTGCTTACCGAGGACATCGGGCGGATGACGCTCGAACAACTTCAGAGGCATCGGGTCAAGCTGACTGATGCTTGGCGAGAGAGCAGAGCTGAGTACGGCATGGGTCAGGCGGCGATGGATGGCTTCTACCGGCAGACTGGGGAAGATGTTACGGAGTACACGCCGACCGATTTGTGGCTCACCCAGAACCTCTCGCACAGGCTCGACGAGACCATCGAGAGAGAGCTGGAGCTACTGAGCAGTCCCAACAGCAAGGCGTAATACCTGCCAAAACCGCCGCACAAGACCGAGAATGTGCTCTACGGCGGAAAGCATACACTTTCACCACCGCACGGAAACGTGCCATACAGAGCCTCTCAGGGGCTTCTACGGGCGTTGGTTTCCACGTGGCTAATTTGAAATTACGTCCGCGTCAATGCGGATGTGTAGGAAAGGACAGACGATATGAGTGAAAACACGGTAGCCATTCGGTGCAAATCCGAAATGAACCGCTGGATGGACAGCGTTATGGTCGTTCCGCAGGAACAGGCCGACGACATTGAGCAGAGCATCAAAAATCGGATGCGCGGCTTCGAGCGCAACGGCTCCTGTTATGGAGACGTGATGCGCGAGATTGCGCAGGCCGCTGGCATCGAAAGCCTCGCCCTCTGCGATTACGACGAGGACACGGACGAACCGACTGACGCTTGGTGCGAATACTGTGCGGGCCTCAGCCAGAAGATGCCCGTCATCGAGATTGACCTCGGTGAGTTGGGGAACGACGTGAACATCGACGATCTGCTCGATAAAGCCGAGGAGCTTGGCTGGTGCATCCATGAAAGCGACACCGAATGGGAGTTTATCCAGAACAGCCCCGCCGGTGAAGATTTCTCTTTCGACGTCGGCGCGGACGATGTCAACAACGCGGACGACATGGTGCGCGAGATTCGTTCCTATGCGAATGGCTTCGACGCTGAGGAACACGCCAAGATGTGGATTGAGGCACAGGGACGGGTGTCCGGTGTCCCTGACCTCAAGACGCTTGTGAAGGATGCTGATGACATCAAACTGATGCTGAACAAGCTGGCGTCTGCGATGGAGGATGTGCTGAAAGGCGAGTCTGATGACGAAGATGACCGAGCAGAGCTGTCGCCTCGCCAGATTGAGCGTCTGGACGAGATCGACAACGCTATGTACCGGTTCCTGCTGGTTCTTCTGGAGCGGGACGAGGACGAGTTCGACTGGGATATGTACCACATCGGCGAAGCTGTCGATGCGGTACAGCAGGTGATGCTCGACCACGGGTTCGACATCCACCGCCCCTATGTTGAAGACGACGGCGAGCACCGGACGGTGCATGACTACGAAAGGGCTGGTGGCCGCTAATATGGAAAAGGCGTATGAGTGGCTGCTGAAGGAGTTCAGCATTGACGGCGCTGCGGCTCGCATCATCCGAAACGTTTTGGAGTACGCCGACCGCATGGGAGGCGACGAACAGTACGACTTCCTGACCGAGATGTTGGATGGAACGATTGGACTTTCTGATCGAGAGATCCGAAACTTGTGCTGGAACTGAAGGAGGTGTGGAAATGATAGCTCAGGCTACAAGATGCTATGACTGCGGAAGTTACGTTTCGCGGGACATCTACTTTGGCAGGTTCGGGAAGCGCAACAACGTCCCACTTTGGGTTTGCCCCAACTGCGGCGTGGTACATGAGGACTATCGGTGGTTCAAATACGTCAGCCAGCAGGAGGCAAACGCCATCATCGAACACCGCGGGCCTCGTGGCCTGTTCGTGCTGGAGACTGGCATTGAGTACATCGGCATCGACAATAGCACCGGCGACGCTTGGACGGAAGAGTTCCCCGACCTGACCGAGTGCATGATGTGGCTGGCCGGGGAAAAGGAAGCCGCTCAGGCAGCAAAAGCACAGAGAAAATACGAGACAGGCGACGGGCCTGCCGAGGACGTGGAACTGCGGCAGTATAGATGCCTCCGGTGCAACCACATCTGGTACGAGGACTGCGACGCCCCTGATTATCCCGACTACTGCCCCGGCTGTGGTGAGAGTCTTTGCAGAGGAGGTGCTCAGAAATGACAAAGGCAGAATTGCGAGAGAAGCTGCTCGGTGGAGCCGTCATGGATGACCTGTTCGCATTCAGAAACGGTCAGGATTGCAAAATCTTCAAGGCCACTCGGTTTGAACAGAGCGACGACATCATTTACATTCCCGACCTTGCCCTAAACCTGATTCCGGTCACGGAACCTGCAAACGGCCCGGAGGACGTGGAGGAAATCGTCGGTTGCTGCTACACCGGCAACGACTTCGTTGAAGAGTGCGGCGGGGACGCAGAGAAGGCAAGACACCTGTTCTGGTACTGCGACTGGCAGCATCCGAGTTCAGCTCTGCCCGAAATCGAAGACGATGAGGAGGAATGACAAGATGAGCGAAAATGCGAATGAGACGGTTTTTCTTACGAGCGAAGTGGAGGCCAAGGCTGGCGTGGTGAATTGCTGCGATACGGCGAAGTGGTACGGCAAGGACATGACGCCCGAAGAGAAAGCTGAACTCAAGAAGGGCCAGCGCGAGTGGGAAAAGTCTCGTTTCAGAAAGTGGATCTGCCAGGAAGCGCTCTCGGCGATCAATGAGAGTGACGTGAAAAAGATCAAGGAGACCGGACGACAAGAAGGTGGAAAGATGAACAACCATTGGTGCAAGGTATCCGCGATGGTTTGCATCACCGCGGAGGATGTAGACCTGATTCTGTACGAGGCGCTCAATGCTGGCGGTATTTCTGCTTGGTCTGATGCGGTGAAAACGGTAGGCGACAAACTGGGCAAGCGTGTCTGCGAACAGGTCGCGCTTGGCGGCGAACTGATGATCCATGAGATTGGCGGAGAATGGCACAAGCTGTCTTGGCAGAACCTAATGAGCGGTGTCGAGCAGTATCTGAACGAGAGCTGCCACATCCGCATTGAGGATGAACGGCTGGCTCTGGATGACCTGACCACGAACGAGGCGGACGTGATCGTGCAGTTCGCCCTTTTCGGAGAAACGAAGTTTTGAGGAGGGACAACATGGAGAAGAAGCAAACCTTCAGCGTTCACACTGAGCGCGATGTCAAACTGACGGTCGAGGACATCGACGACATCATGGTTGCGGCTTTGGAGGGCGGCATCAACTACTGGTGCTCCGAAGCCGAGGTTGTGGAAGAACGGCGCTGTGCCGACTGGGGGCATGAGCAGATTGCCCGCGGCGGCGCCCTGGTTCTCCACGACGTCGAGGACATCGACGAGAAGTGGGAGCTGGATCGGGAGAAGTTCCTGAATGGCTTCAAGCTGTGGGTCGAGCAGGGCCTCGACGAATACGGGGCTGTGCAGAAAGACGGCACTGTTGACTGCTGCCAAATCGACGCTGCCTGCGCTGACGAGATTGTGCAGCTCGCTTTGTTCGGGGAGGTGACGTTTGGATGATTACTGAGGACATGGTGCGCGAAGGCATCCGCAACGGAAGCGTCCGCTTCGTCAGAGATCCGAATATGGATCATGGGACTGTCTGCCAGATCGGTGACAACTGGTTCTACTTTGGGCACCTGAAAGCGGAGGAACTCGACCCTGACGAATACGTCAAGGCAACGCCCGAGGCTGATGTGGTCGGCCTGATTTGCAACACGCTTGACGAGTTCCGAAAGAGCGGCGAAACCTTCGAGGACGAGTACGCATACTATGAAGCCTACCTGAATGAGCAGAGAGCAAAGGCAATCCCGACGCTGAAAGAGCGAGACAAGCGGCTGGAGCGGCTCTGGGCTGAGTTTGGGGATGTGCCAATGAACCCCGAGACGGAAGAAATCGAGGCTCAGTTCCTTTGCTTCCCGGCTGGAACGAACCGGGAGGAGGTCTGGGAATGGTTCGACGAACGATACAGCCGCGGCGTTGCAAAGCTGCTGCTCGTGGGCGAGCCAAAGGATCGAGAGGTTGCACAGGCATTGTTCTTGACGAGCTTGTGCTGCGAGTGCGATTCCGAGCATTGCGTGTTCAATCCTGACGGGATCTGCAAAGCGCCGTTCGTCACCGGCAGGGCTCCGGGCCTGAACGATGACGGATGCACCGACTACTGCTACAAGGAGGCGGAGTAAATGGAACGAAAGTGTCAGAATTGCCGCCACGTTGACGTCTGCTTGAAGCGGTCGTTGGCAATCTTCAATATGTTCATCGTCACCGGGCGCTACAACGAGGTCGAGAACGCCAAGAAAAGCCTCGACGTATCGGTAGGGTGCGAGCACTACGACGCGAAGGAGGCATGATGGATGAAACGAAGCGACGCAATCGCCATCATTGAACGAGAGCAGAGCAAGGGCCGCTTTGAGTCTGAGCTGGACACAGCAATCGGCATTGCCTTACACGCCCTGAAAGAGCCGCGGGAGATGTGCTGCGGTGGATGCCAGCGATTCGGGGACGAGGACGTAAACGGTGTCGGGTGGTGTGAAGAACACGACCGCGAGGCTTACTGTGACGAGCCGCCCTGCGGGTACTTCGAGTGAGGGTGGTGCCACATGGAGCGCAAAGACTGGAACTATAAGACCTATTTGGGAGACTGCATCGACGGGATGCGGCTCCTGCCCGCGGGAAGCGTGGACTTTCTTTTCACGGATCTGCCGTATGGGCGAACAAACTGCAAGTGGGACACACCGATTGACCTTGAGGCGTTCTGGAGCGAAGCTGATCGCGTAGTGAAAAAGAACGGAGCTGTGGCCCTGTTTGCGCAGACGCCGTTCGACAAGGTGCTGGGATGCAGCAACCTGAGAAATCTGCGGTACGAGTGGATCTGGGAGAAGAGCAACGCCACCGGCCATCTAAATGCGAAGCGAATGCCCATGCGGGCGCACGAGAACATCCTGATTTTCTACCGCCGCCAGCCGACGTACAACCCGCAGAAGACGGACGGCCATCAGCCGGTGAACAGCTACACGCATTACATCGACACACAGAACCGCACTGAGATCTACCAGAAGGCGACGAAGGAAGTCAAGGGCGGCGGCAACACAGACCGCTACCCGCGAAGCGTTGTCAAAGGCCCCAGCGATAAGCAGACGAGCCACTTGCACCCGACGCAGAAGCCGGTATGGCTGTGCGAGAGGCTGGTGCTTACCTATACGAACCCCGGCGAGGTTGTGCTCGACTGCTGCGCGGGCAGTGCCTCCATCGGTGTTGCCTGCTGCAGAACGGGGCGGCGGTACATAGGCATTGAGAATGAAAAGCAGTATTACGACGTGATGCGCACCCGCCTCCGCGAGTGCTGCAGAAGCCACAGCAAGGAGGTGGGCTGATGACACCGCAAGAAGTTCTTTTGGCGCTTCGGTGCCATCAATCGGCTATCGAGACAGGGCGCTGCCCGAAGGAGCAATGCCCTGCGTTTGAGCAGCCAGCACGGTTCAAATGCGCCGGCACGGTGGCAAAGGCTGCCGCAGACCTTATCGAAGAGCAAGCGGCCGCGTTGAAGCGGCTGACGGACAAGGAGGAGAAAAGCTGTGGAATCTCAGATGTATGAAGTGACGACCTGCCCGCTGTGCGGCCAGCTCATGTTCAACGGAGAATGCGAGAACCCGGACTGCCGCTACCATTGGCACCCGATGGAGGAAGACGATGAATAGCGCAGACATCATCACCGTACAAGACCTTGACCACATGGCGAAGCGATACAGGGTGTGCGACTCTGATGGGCGAGAAATCGGAGAGAAAGCTGGCGAGGCCGAGTACAGAAAACCGGTGTATGACAAATACGGCCGCAGACGCTTCGACAAATGGGACAGTTTTGAGAGCAGAAACTACAAGGGCAAGCCGCCTTGGTTTACGGCCGAGGTTCAAGGGCTTGAGGCAAGTTCGGGCGTTCTGAAAATTATCGTCAGGAGGCGAGTGAATGAGCGAGGCTGATTTTTGCGGCATGGATGCTGGCGAATACTACGCCACGAAAGACTTCCTTGACCGAGAACGGTTTTACTGGAAGCAGGAAATGGAGGAGCAGATGAAGAACAGAGTGACGGTCAGGCACGGGATGCTGTCCGACCTCAAGACATACCTGAAGCAAAGCGGATGGAAGCTCGAAGAGCCTGTTGGCGCATACGAGGTTCTGAGGGCGCGGAACCCGAACTATCCGCGCCCGCTGTTAGTCCACGACCGCGCCGAACGCGGCGTCGGGTACAGCATTGACGAACGCGATGTGAAGGTCTACAACGGCTGGCGACGCAACCGCCGCAAGCGCGGCATCGACCCCGACTGGCCTACACCGGAAGAGCGAAGCCGATATTTTGAAGGGAGAGATGGGGTATGAGCTTCAGCATCAGACGTGGCGACATCTTCTACGTCCATAAGTTCGGCGTTCAGGTCGGAAGCGAGGAACATACGGGACGCCCCGGCGTGGTTGTTTCCTGTGACGAAGGGAACCGCTACTCCGAAACCGTGCAGGTGGCCTTTTGCACGACGCAGCCGAAGAGCAATCTGCCGACCCACGTTGAGATCCTGAGTACAGGAAGGGCAAGCACGGTCATGTGTGAGCAGATCAATACGGTGTCGCTGGAGCGGCTCGGGAATTACATAGGTCGGTGTACGGCCGAAGAGATGCGTGACATCGACATCGCAGTTGCGACAGCTCTGGGCCTCAAGAAGTACCCCGGCCTGATTGAGCGCCTGAAGGAACGTGAGCAGCAGGTCGAAAAGCGAGAAGCGGTCGTCGGCAAGGAGACCGATACAAAGGCCGCTTTGGAACTGGCGACGGTAAAAGCTGAGCGTGATACATACCGCAGACTGTACGAGGATCTGATCCGTGGGTTCATCCCGACGGCACCGGCGGGGGCCTGACACGATGGCCTATGATATTTACTGCGCGTTCGACCTTGAAAAGCACAAGCAGACGTATGTGCAGTATTTGGAGGTCGTGATTTTGGAGGACGGGACTGTGGAATACGCAGTTCCGTCGCACCAAGAGAAGCTGATTGCCTTGGCCTGCCAGAAGCGGGGTGTTACACGGCAAGAGCTGAACGATCTGTGCCCTCGGGAGTATTACTACGACTTCCTGACGTGGCTTTGTATGCAGGCGAACGCCGTAGCCGTCTGGAACAATGACTGCTGCCACGGCCCCGGCATCAACCGGAAGCAGATTGGGACGCTGCGGAGACTGAAAATGGCCGGCGTGTACGGCGGCACTATTCCGAAGATTTAGGGGGAGTAATTTCCACGATATGAACGGAAACGATAATACCGGCAAAGAAAATGTTGATTTTGCATCTGTTTCGATGTATCATAGCAAGCACAGAGATACGCGAAACGGAGGTGAAGAAATGACATCGAGAGAACTTATGGACGCGGCTCTGGTGAAAACGAAGACCACTCAAGCGGGACTTGCCCGTCAAATGGGCTGGACGCCTCAGAACTTCAACCTGCGCCTGAACCGGAACAGCATCAGAGCCGACGAGTTTCTGGCGATCATGGATGCACTCGGCGTCGATGTGACCTTCACGATGCGTGAGAGCGGCGAGATCCTGAAGCCTCACGTCCGCGGACATGGCCGCCGGTTGTGCGGCAACTGCGACAAGATTACGTTCGATACCGCGGCTGCGGAGGCCATCTCGAACAGCTTTTATGAGGACGGCGTCAACGAGTTCAATGCAGACGGCGAAGCCGCTGAGTTGTACGTTGACAGCGAAGGCCGGTATTTCATGGCGGAGTATCACACGGACACGTCCAAGGACAGACTGCGGACAGTCCCGTCCAGCGTGGCCGCCGCGTTCGTGGAGAAGTATGGAACTCAGATCGAAAAAGGGCCGACAAAAGAATAAGAACACGACGAAATCACCCTCTCGGTTACGACCGGGAGGGTGATTTTTTTATACCCAAATGCGCCGTATGCTCGCTATGCCCTGTACGGCCACGCACACGACCGTTACGGCCGCCTGCATCCATTCACACCGCTGACGCCACAAAGCGGTATAGCCCCTGTACGGGCTGTTTATGAGCATATTCCGAAACGAATATAGAAATAAAATTTCTTCATAAAAATTAACTAAAACATATTGACATAGGTAGGTAACGCAGTATAATAAAGTTACAAAATAACCAGATGGATAATCGGAGATAGCCAGAGCAACAGTTCAGGAAAGTCTCCGGTTCTCTTAAAAAGAAAAGGAGATAGCGATATGGCAAGCCAGTATGACAGCATCAAAACCGCGGAGGAACTTCTGAAGGAAGTAGCGGCACACGGTCTGAGCACCAAGCCTGAGGACATTTGCAGAGCGCAAGACATTTTCGGTCGCAGCGAAGTGAAAGAGCTTATTCGGCTCGCCAATGACAACGGCCGCCTGAATGGGTTCGACGGCGAACCTGATCCGCGTGGTACTTATTCCTCTGGCCGCGTTGGACTGAGCAAGTATTTCTATCAGGTCGCTTTTAAGATCTGGAGCTGGGAGGATGCGACTCGCTTCTACAATCAGCACAGCAACTTCCCGGTCATTGATGCGCTGGAAGAGAACAAGATGCTTCACCAGCAGGTCAAGGAGCTGAACGGAGAACTGAAGCGGGCCAAGGATGACCGCGATGTGGAACACAGAAGATGCCGGGAGGCCGTTGACGCTGAGCAGGCCGCTCAGAAGCAAATCGGCCAGCTCGAAGCGGAGGTTCACGACCGCGACATGACGATCATGGAGCTGAAGGCTAAGCTGTACGACCTGATGATGAAGGAGGGCAAGTGATGGCTATTTTCACCAACGTCTACGGGGACGGTCACACCCCTGACTACGAGGGCTGCGTCCTCGACTGGTACGAGCACAACGGCTACGACGATTCCGACTGGTACGCGATCTGCTGGAACGAAGAGAAGCAGACCATCGACAAGGTTCTATTCGACCCCACCCGCTGCGCCTGCAGTGGCCGCGCTGAGATCGACGCCACACCTGAGGTGCTCCGCAAGGTCTACCACTACTGGAAGACGCTCGGCAAGTCCCTGTTTGACGGGCGCACGAACCGGATGCAGGCCATGAAAATCCACGTCGGCGATACGGTGCGCGTGATCGCCGGTCGCAAGTTCAAGAAGGGGAGCGTC